CAAAACCGAAAGCAAAGAAAGCTTAATGCGGTACTTTGACGATTTAACTTCGGCGCTTGTCGCCGCAAGGGCGCTGGCTGACAGGTGGTGCCCAAACTCAGGGCAGAGGCGCTCATCTTATCTCGTTCAGCATGGAAGCAAGATTAAAGTAATCCATCGCTACCAGAACACTCAAACGATAATGATGACGGTCAGACCTGCCCCTGTAAGTAAAGCAGGGCATTTTTGAATTGTGAGAAAGAAATGAAAAATTCAAGAGAGACGTTATATGGGAAAGGTGATAATCGCCGCCCTCAAAACACTTCTAAGTTTGATGAAGGATTCGACCGAATTTTTAGGAAGCCAAAAAACCCAGAGCGAGCTGATAGAAAGTCTATTCGGGATGACAAACGAGGTGCCTCTGACGATGGTTGACATCGAGCTTAGGCGGTTTGCCTACCACCCAGATGGAACCCTAGGTGTAATAGATATCGCTGGAGAGCGCTTCTGGACGATTGAGCGCCCATGGCTGGATAACAAGCCTAACGTCTCCTGCATCCCTGAAGGCAAGTATCGGACAGGCTGGAGGGACTCCCCGAGGTTTGGCGAGACTTGGCATGTTAAGGACGTTGAAGAACGAACTTGGATTTTAATTCACGCAGCCAATTACCCGAAAGATGTTCAGGGCTGTATTGGGCTTGGCACCGGATTAATGGCTGACCGAGTAGCTGTAAGCAACAGCCGCAAAGCAGTTGCTCAATTTGAGAAACTTACAAGGGATATAGAATGGCGGCTGATAGTAAAGCATGCACCTCATGCGGGATTGTCAAAAACCTAGACGAGTTCGTATCTAAGGGTCGGCGACAATGCAAGGTTTGTAAATCGTTCGCGAATAAGGCGAGGTCTAATGACAGCCTTAGAGGCTTTCTTCAGGTCCGCCTAACAAGCCTCCGTCAACGACACAGAGAGAAAGGTTATAGCGGCGAGCCTGTCTCGCTGGATTATCTGGTGGCGCTATACGACAAACAGAGAGGTATCTGCACCATATCGAACATACCGATGCAGCTAACTACTGAGCAATCAGATCTTTCGGCTAGCCCTGACCGCATAGACATAACGAAAGGCTACATCGAGGGCAATGTAAGGCTGGTTTGCGCCCGAATGAATTTGATGAGAAGCACACTCAAGGACAACGACCTCGTTTGGTGGTGCCGTGCGGTGGTAAATAACAGTGGAAATTGAGGAGATAGCGCGAAAATTTAAGGGCAACCTCCCTTTATACAGCAAGAATGTACTAAGAATCGTTACCAAAGAGGGCGAATCCAAGCCTTTTGTGCTGAATGCAGCGCAGTTATACGTGCATAACATGCTGGAACAACAGCTGAAAGACCAAGGAAATATTCGCGCATTGGTGCTAAAAGCCCGTCAAACCGGCATATCTACCTACACGCAGGGTAGAAACTTCTGGAAAGTCACGCAAAATCGAAACGCTAACGCGTTTGTACTATCTCACCTCGCAGAATCTACTAACGCTATTTTCAATATGGTCCGCTACTTCTATGACAATGTCCCGCACCCTGCATTTAAGCCTCCGCTCGCGAGTCAGTCGGCGTCAACTCTTGTATTTGACGAGATCAACTCGCGGTATCGAGTCGGAACCGCGAGGTCTACCCAGACTGGTCGAGGACAAACAAACAGATTCGTCCATGGGTCAGAGGTCGCCTTCTACCCCCAAGGGTCAGACATAGTCGCGGGTCTATTACAGACCGTCGGCGGGAAAAATACTGAGGTAATACTCGAAAGCACGGCGAACGGGGCTGGCGGTTGGTTCTACGATCAGGTCATGAAATCGCTACGCGGAGAGTCCGAGTGGATTACGTGTTTCATTCCTTGGTACTGGATGCCCGAGTACAGAAAAAAAGTTTCGCCGTATTTTGTAGCCACCCCCGAAGAGTATGAGCTTGCCCAGAAATATAATTTAGATGACGAGCAGCTCTCGTTCAGACGCGCCAAGCTTGACGAGCTAGGCGGCACCGATCTCTTTAGACAGGAGTACCCCAGTACCCCGCTAGAAGCATTTTTGACCTCCGGTCGGTGTTTCGTTGAAGAGTCCGCGATATCTCAATGTGAAAATAATTGCTACACCGCAGACTTCAAAGGCGACATTATAGACGGCACCTTGATCCCGCGAGAACACGGCAACTACCAAGAGTGGTATGCGCCACTTAGGGAGGAGAATTACGTCATCGGTGTTGATGTTGCGGAAGGTCTTGCCTACGGCGATTATAGTTGCGCTCAGGTATTAGATTCCAAGGGCAATCAGGTTGCTTGTTGGCACGGACACTTAGATCCTTTTGATTATGGCGCGTTAGTTGCGATGTTAGGCAAGCGATATAACAACGCATATATAGTGGTAGAGAGAAACAACCACGGTCTAGGTACGCTCAGGAAGATACAAGACCTCGGGTATTCAAACCTATTTGTTGAAAGCTCGGTTGACGGAGCCTACGGAGATCGCTTAACTAAGCGCGGTGGTTTTTTGACCACCAGTAAGACCAAGCCTCTTATCGTTGACAACCTCGCGACGTTGTTGCGGCAAGGTGAAAGTGGTGTAGCCGACATTGAGCTGTTAAGTGAGTTGCGAACTTACATCATTGATGATAAAGGAAGTTACAATTCACAGAATGGATGTTATGATGACAGGGTAATGGCTTATGCTATTGCGCTGCATGGACTTGCCTCTATGCCGAGACCTCGGCACCGGATCATAAAACAACGATTTAAATCGCTAGATCCTGTGACGGGTTATTAATCTATGCATGACGCCGAGTTCGATGAGTTCGATGAAGGCGAGGTAGCTGAGAAAGAAGAGGCAGATGGTACGCAAGCGCAAAGCATGCAGAGTCTGGGTTCTCGCCTCGCCGGTACATTCCAAGAATATAAAGACGCTCGCAAAGAAACAGAGAACGAGTGGCTAAAAGACTTGCGCCAATATCAGGGTATCTATGAGCCTGATGTACTTGCACGACTGAATGCTGCATCTGGATCGCGATCAAAAGTATTCGTCGGGCTAACAAGAACAAAAGTAATGGCTGCTTACAGCCGAATCATTGACCTGCTGTTTCAGCACGGCGATATTTTCTTCTCAGTAAATCCAACCCCTATTCCACAGATCGATCCCCTCAAGGCGATGCAAATGCGCCAGATGGCTATGGAGCAGATCATGCAAGCTAGCGGTCAAGACCCGATGATGAATCAGGACTTGGTCGCCGCCCGAATGGAAGAGTTAGAGGGCGAGTTTCTAAAATTAGAAAAAGAAGTCTCGAAAAAAGCCGCTGAGTCCATGACCATTGATATCGAAGATCAACTGGTTGAGACCAATGCCGAAATGAAGCTAAAGGAAAGCATGCTTGAATCGTGCATCTTTGGCTCGGGCGCAGTTAAGTCGGGCACTGTTCGTATAGATAAGAAGCAATCTTACTCAAAGATGCTAGATCCTGAAACGGGCAATCAAGCTTATTCCTTAAGCGTTGTTGAGACTGTCGCTCCCGAAGTTGAGAGTGTAAGTATCTTCGACCTATATCCAGATCCATACTGCACCACGCTAGAAGACTGCGACGGTTTGTTCCGGCGCCATGTTCTAACCCGTAGGCAGATGAGAGACTTAGCCGATCTTCCGCAGTTTGACGGTGAGATGGTCAAGTATCTCCTTAAGATTCACCGCAGTGGCAATCACACTGAAGAGGATCACGAGACTACCCGCCGCAGAATCGCAGGTATTAACGAGAACTCTGAATCCAACCGCTTCGTTGTTATGGAGTACTGGGGAACAGTAGACGGTTACGAGCTTGAAGAGCACGGCATTGAGCTTGAGGAAGGCTCTGACTTGTCAGACGACTACTCAGCCTGCGTTTGGATATGCGACGGTAAAGTATTAAAGGTCATGCTGAATCCTATTGCTGGATACAAGATGCCTTATCACATCTTCCCTTATGAGCGCTCCCCGCACCAATTTTGGGGTACTGGCGTTCCTCGCATGATGCGTGACAGTCAGGGAACCATGAACACCGCAACACGGATTTGGCTAGACAACATGGCGTTGTCTTCTGGTCCCATGGTTGAGGTAAACACCGACTTGCTAGCAGCAGGAGAAGACCCGACCGACATCCACCCTTGGAGAGTATTTCTCCGAGAAGGTGGAGACGGATCTATGCCCGCCGTCAGATGGTATCAGCCAGTAGCGAACGCTAACGGACTGAATCAGATTGTAGAAATATTCCGTCGATTCGCTGACGAGACTACATCACTACCCTCCTACACTCACGGCGAGCAGACACAGGGTTTAAACAAGACAGCGACCGGCATGTCCATGCTGATGGGTGCGGCAAACATTGCTCTCAAAAGCACGATTAAAAACATTGACGACTTTTTGATTGAGCCAATGATTGAGAGCTTGTTTCACTTCAATATGGAGTTCGGAACTAACGAAAAGTCAAAGGGTGACCTGCGAATCGTTGCGCGAGGCAGCACGTCTCTTGTTCAGAAAGAGATCCAAAGCCAAAGATTGCTTCAATTTCTATCCATTATTGGTGAAGACCAGAGCGGCGTTATTAAGCGGACGCAACTGCTTAGAGATATCGCTTCAAGCATGGACATTGAACCCGACGAAATTATAAAGACTGAGGAGCAAGTGGCTCTTGAACAGCAGCAATTACAGCAGCAACAATTACTCCAAGCTGAAATGCAACAGGGAGCAGGCGCAGGCGGTCCTCCGCCTCAAGGCAATGCCGGAATGGCACCTCCTTTCTGACTTAATTAAAGCCAGATTCGACAGCGCTCAGGCGTTGTTAGAAAAAGCAGATGAGACAAATTTTAGGTTTGAGCAAGGCAGGCTATTAGAGCTTCGTTTCATGCTTGACCTTGAAGACGCGGCAAAAGCCGTTCTAGACAAAGCGCGGACCCCTAAGAGGACATCCGCAATAGACTAACGAATATCCCAATGTGGGACTCGAAGGAAATTAATAATGTCAAAGAGAAATGACCCAGCGCGACTAGAAGCTGAAGCTAAAGAATTGTACGAGCAGATGACTAAAGGTAGGACTGAGAACCCAGAGGCGGATCAACCTCTAGAGGACACCTCAGAACAACCCGACGAGCTGCAAGTAGAAGCCCCCGATCCCACGGACAAGGCTGAGATGTTAGCGGATGAGGACGCAGAAGAAGAGTCGGTACGCAGCGATGACTCGGAACTGAAGACTGCTTTGCAAAAAGCAGAGAAAGCAATGAAAGGCGCTCAGGCGAGAATGACCAAGGCAACTCAAGAAACTGCTGACTTGAAGCGGCAAAATGCCGACCTGATCAGAAGTATCACTGAGTTGAAAGGTCAGCTTGTGGACTCTTCTAAAGATGACAGTAAGCTGGCGCAGATAAGGGAAGATTACCCTGATCTAGCTGGACCACTGTTAGACGAATTAAAGAGAACACAGGATGAAGTTGGCGCAGCCAAAGAGGCTTTAGCCGAGCAAGAACAGAGTAAATATCAACAGATTCAAGAGCAGGCGCAAGCCGAGCATTTTGAGCGGATTCGAGCAGTACATCCTGACGTCGATCAACTTATTGATACGGCAGACTGGTTGAACTGGTTAGAGGAAGCAGATTCTCAGACGAAGACTTGGATACAAGAAGGGTCGTCTAATGATGTGAACACTGTGCTTACTAGGTTTAAAGTTGATATGGGGCAGCCAGCTCCGACGCTGCAAGAGCAGACTTTACAGCGAGCAAAATCGGTTGCAGAACCGAAGATGCCAAAGGCTAGAAAGTCAAATTTAAAAGGCGATAAAAAATTCTGGACCGTCGATGAGATTATGAGGATGCCAAACAAAACTTTTGAAAAGCATCAATCAGAAATACTTAAAGCGATGGAAAGTGGATCGATACGCCGCTAATCTCTTGTGAGGTAATACAATGTCTTTTTCACAATTTTCAACGGGTGCTACATCTGAAGTTAACTTTATCCCAGAGGTGTTTTCAAAACTCCTTCAGGCTAAATTCTACAGCAAATCAATATTGCCTGAAATCAGCAACACTGACTACGAGGGTGAAATCTCCGGTCAAGGCGACAAAGTTATTATACGCACAGTTCCGGCTGTAACTATTAATGACTACGCTGGCACTATCACTACTCAAGAGCTTGCTACTGCTAAAGTAGAAATGCTTATTGATAAAGCTAAGTACTACAGCTTTAAGGTAGATGACGTACTGGCGGCACAGGCTGACATTAACATGCTTGAAGGCGCGTCTACTGATGCTTCTGAAGGTATGCGTATTGCTGTTGAAACCGAAGTTCTTGCTGGTGCCGTAACTGGCGCTACTACTATCGGCGCACAGACTGATGTAACCACCTCCAACATCCTTGAAAATATCTTGGTCATGTCTAAGCAATTAGATGAGTTGAATATCCCTGAAGAAGGTCGATTTATCGTCCTATCTCCAGAGTACATCTCCATGCTCAAGCAGTCAGAGTTGCGTCAAGCTTACCTGACTGGCGATGCCACTTCACCTCTCCGCAACGGAATGGTGGGCATGGTTGACCGCTTCAAGGTTTTCCAAAGCAACATGGTTTACAAGCCAGCAGCTGGTGGCGACGCGGGTTTCACTCACGTTCTTGCCGGTCACCCAAAAGCGTTGTCCTTCGCGTCACAGTTCACTAACACTGAAACTGTCCGCATGGAAAGCACTTTCGGCGATCAAGTACGCGGTCTGAA